CACCTTCGGCTGTTGTACGTACTGAGGTTATATCAATTCCAATATTCATAAATTTTATTCCTTCGATTCTGTTAAAAAAGCCTATGGCGCCGAAATACTACGCCATAGGGATTTAAGAGCTACTAATCAGTATCAATCAATCGGCCTTGGAATTGAGCGCCACACGACGTCATGTTACCTGCCCAAGCGAGAATTTGTACTTCTGCGTCCTGGTTAGTAGCGTAGCGACGGTTAGGGCTTAAAGGCACCATATTGCGCTGCGCGTGAGGGCGGTACTTCAAATACTTCGTATTAAGGAAATAAGCTGTTTTGCTTGTTGCGTTACCACCTATGCCGCCGTCAAGTACCACGTCAGTAGCCATAAACTTAAGCGTTGGAAAGCCTGAATCGCCGACTTCGGCTTGGTGAAAGCGTTGCTGCGCCTGCAAGGATGCGGTGTAAAGCTCCCACATGCTGTTATCCATAAGGATAAGATCAGGCATATCTTTACCGCGAATTAAGCTAGCCCAAAGACCATTCATAGCTTGCTGAATATTGTTAGCCGTTAACGCAGATGAAGAGACTTTTGAACGCCAAAACGCGTAATTAGCGCGGTTAATGCCGCCATACGTACCCGTTGTAGGGTCTACGGGTACTGCAAGGTCTAAGCCGGTAATCTCTTTACCACCTGACCCTGTACCGTCTGAGTACATAGCCGTAGCGATTAAATTAGATAATGTAGACTCAGCGACTTCCATGCGCGCTTCAAGCAAATCAATCATTTGCTCTTTGCCGCTGTTTTGCAGCATTTCAAGACCAGAAATAACAACGGGGACCGCTGCTTGTTTTAGGTCAAACTCGGCGCCACTAATAACGTCAGACGCGCCAGTAGAAAGTAGATCGTAGCCAGAATACCACCCGGCGTTGCTGTTTTCTGCAAAAGACAATTCTTCAAGAATCTTTGAGCCGCCAGAAACGGTTTTAATTTTACCTGCCATACTGAGTTTTTTTAGTACGGCGTTGTTGTCGGTTACGTTATCCGCGATTTTCTTCGTACGACTTTCAATCGTAGTTGCGATAATGTCGGAAATGTTAGGGAATGCCATTTGGCGAATCCTCCAATAATTAGAATTAAGGTTATTTTACCTTAGATTGTTTAAACCTCGGCGGTGCCGTGGGGTCTAACTTTCTAATTACTAAAGGTTCGCTTCGTGTGCCGCCGTGGGCTTTTCAGCTCGGCGGTGCCGTGGGGCTACTGCTTTCGTAATTTGGTACGTTAACCGCGATATTAGCCCTCGTCCCACGCCGCGTCAAGTGCCTCGCGCAAAGACGTAGGTTTTGGCGCTGCGCCACCACCTTCGCTATTGATTGGAACGATTACGCCCGCTGCGCGAGATTTGTTTAAATGCGCGGTACTTGACTTGGCTTTTGCGCGGTTAGCGATTATTGCTTGTATGTCGGGTCGCGTAGCTATAGCGCGGTCGTAAGACTCTTTTAGTGTTAATTTTTGACCCGCTTTAGACGCTAAATCCATAAAGTCGGCCATTACCGTGCGCACGTCGCTAGCGAAAGGTGTTTCTTTTAGGAACGTTTGCGTTTCAGCATTTATTTGCGCTTGTTCGGCTTGGTCTTGGCCATGAAAACGCGATTGCAGCGCTTTAAATTCGTTTTCTAACTTGTCGTAGCGCGCGTCTGTAGGCGCTTGCTGCTCGGCTTGTACGTTGCCTACGAGCGCGTCGTCTAAGTCTTTTATGCTGACATTGAACTGTTTTACTAATCCGGCCATAGCCGCAGCTTTGTTCTGAGGCGTGCCGCCTTGTAGCTGCGCGGTGGTCTGCAAAACGTTGTATACGCCCTGCATGGGGTTCTGTACGCCTTGTGACGCAAACATACCTTGAAAGGGCTTAACCATGTCGCTAAACGACGCCATTTGCTGCCTGGCGTTAGCCGACTCCTGCATGGCCGTAGTGATTTCTTTTTCGCGCTTGCTTATAGTTTCCTGTACGGACTTGGGCACTTTGGCCCACTCTTCGCGCGCAGTGGGGGACCACGAAGCAGGCGCCGTAGCTTCTTCGGCTGCAGGCTTTTTGCCTTCTGCGAGCGCTACAGGCTTTTCACCTTCTACAGACTTTTCGCCTTCTGCGGCTGCTGCGGGCTTTTCACCTTCGCTTTCGCCGTCGCCTTCGCCGGCTACGCTTTCGTCAAACGCGGCGGTTAAACTTTCGCGCATGTCGTCGGCGGCTAATACTTCTTCTTCAAATTCGCTATTTTCTGTGTTTTCTGTTGACATAGTTTACTACTCCTACTGTAGTGGTTTTAATCTTCGTATTGAACGCGTCTTTGAAAATTGCCCGCACTGGCGCGGTCGTAACTTTCCACTAGCGCTGCTATGCGTTCTTTTTTTGCCTCCGCACCTCGCCCGTGGCTCTGCTGGTTATCTAGGTGACGCTTAGTTTTTTCAGCTAGCGAATCAGGGTCGTTAGATACGCCGTGGCGCAAGTTGTGTGCGTTAAGCCCTGCACGCGTTGAGATCATACTGCCGTCAATAGGCGACCTAAACGGCTGCACGTCCATACGTATACTAGGCGCTACGCTATTTTGCGGGCCTTCCCGGAATACTTCTACTAGGCCTTCTGGCCTTTGTACCCACGTTCTTTTACCCATTAACTTTTTCCATTCGTTTAGCCTTTCGTTCGGCTCTATTAGGTGTCTGTCTATACCATTTACTGTCGCGCATTTCGGCGGCAGCAGTTTTAAAATCCCGTTTACGAAGTGCTGCAAACATTTTTTTAAACTCGTTAGTACCTCGCACGCCTAATTGGAAATTCATTTCTACAATTATTTCGCGTACCTCAGATGGGTATTTTAGCAGCCAAGGCTTACTTTTTTTCAATTTGATATCTAAATCCCGCAGCCTAGTTTCGACTATGGCTCTTGACTCGGCGCGTGTTAAGTACGTAAGCCCGTGGCCTATCGTTAGCACGCCCGCCGTGTCTTTGTAGGGTTTAGGCTTGAAGCCTTCGTTATGTAGTACCCTATCTAATAGTGAAAGCATTGTCTACTATCCTGTTTTGTTAGGCGTAAGCGCTTTGCGCGCGCGTTCACGCTTTATAAACTCGATTGTCTCGTTTTTCTCTTCTTCAATATTGAACTCGTACTGCGCGGATTCTTTTTGTATATCCTTTTCCGCTTCCATAGAAACTTGCGTTTGGCTATTTTGCGCTTCTATTTGAGCCATTTCTTTTTCATGTGCCCATTTCTCGCGCTCGAAATCTTGCGTGGCTTGGGTCTTTAACTTTTCGAACTCTTGTTTAGCTTGCTGCATTTGCGCTTTAACTTGCGCGTCGCTTGGTTGTTCTTCGCCTTCCTGTTCTTCACCCTGCGCGCCTTGCATAGACTTGATCGCTTGGTCCAGCACGCCTTCGACTTCGTTAGAGCCCTTAAAGCCTGCTAGGCCCCATTTGAGCATTTCTAATAGTATCGGCGTAGCTTTGGGGTCCATTTCGACTAGCGGCGCTGCAGACTGCATAAACGTAGCCAGCGCCGTTATATACGCGGTACGTTCTTCTTTAAGCTGCGCATAGTCGACCATAGCCACGGATTCGGGTTTAACCTGGATACGCCATATAAGATCGGTGCGCTCTTTGATCATTGCGATAGCGGGCTCGACTAACTCTTGATCCGCGGTGTACATGATGTTGGATTGTTTAACTATCGATTCAGGCGAGAAGTGGTTACTTACAACTTCCGCGCGTAGGCGTATCAAATCCGTTGCGTACTTAGCAAACTCGTCTTGAAGGGCTTGAATACGTACCGAGCTGAATCTTGCCTGCAATGCGCGCTCAGTAGCGCTAGCAGCGCCGCCAGCTTGGCTAGCACCGCGCATTACGTCGTCCATGCCTGTTATCTGCCCTAGCAGCGCCATTGCGTCGTTACGCCGTCCTATGAGCTTTTCAAGCACGTTTGATATTTCTTCGATAGGCATCCAATCGATTTGGCCCTGCAGCCCGCCTTTTTCAGCAAACATAGCCCAGTTATCGACAGGTATTAATTCGTTTTCTACCGCCTCAGACATCATGCGCTTCACGCCTGTCGAGTTCATATCGTAGACGCCCACTACTTTAACCGCTTCGGTTATAAGCGAAATTCTAGTTTCTAACTTATCTATTTCTAGATACAAGTCCTCGGCCATAACGTAATCGGGGATAGGCATAAACGCCGTTGTAGTAACGTTAGCCGTCATAGGCTGCGGCGACGGGTAGAACCCTGTAAGGCCTAGCGGGTCGTCTTTGCTGTCCAGCATGTCTTTATATTCGGGCGACCACCAGTGAACCTTGCGGGCTACCTTGTCCCAAATCTCCCATATTTCACCACGCTTGAACGCGTCTTGACTTAGCGTCTCGTCGCCGTTTTTTTCCTCTTGGCTGTATTTTGACGAGGTAAGCGGTATTTTGTTACCTATCTTCTCACCAAACCTTTCTACAAGCTGATCACGCGTGAATAGTGTTTTATAGGCTAGCCATCTAGCTTCGGCCCACGTACGGCACGGGGACCACTTAAAGTCACGCCAGTGTACGTAATCAATGGGCGCGCGCTCGTTAGACGCTTGGTTTATTGTTTCTGCGCTGGCGAGTTCAACACCTGTTTTTATGTCATACACCGCCGCTATCTGTTCTTCTTCCTCGTCAAAATCATAGCGCACCCTAGCAATACCTAAGCCGGGTAACATACGATCTTCGAGGCATTGTTTTAGCGTTTCGGAATACTGGTCGTTTGGCGTGCCTATGTCGGCGTTTAACATGCGCTGATAGATCATGCCTGCCACACGTGCGGTGTCGTCGTTAAAGTCCATGTTAGTACGTGAGAACGTTATCTCAGGGAGCTTACCAAACATCATGGCCATTAAAGTTTCAATATTCGAGTGAAACAGGTTTAGTCTAAACATTTCACTTTCTGAATTCTTTTTGCTGCCCGTAAACTTCTCGACAGTCTTGTTACCCTGCTTTAGCCATTTTTTACTTGCAGTGTCTGCCGCGTCAAATTCGGTTTTCCAACGCTGCCATTGATCGTTTTTACCCTTGCGGAATTCAGATAGGGACTCAATATTTCCCTGGCTGTCTGTAGAATCGTTGTAGGCCATTAACTTATTCTCCGCCTAGAAATAGACAAAACACGCCCTGACGACTGTTCCTCGTATAGCTGGTCTAACGAATACGTAACAGGCTCAGGCAAAATTATAGTTGACTTTGGTGTCTCAAGTGTAACCTGCTTCTGATTTGCCACCAAGCTCAAATATCGGAACGAGTCTGCACCGTCTGAGGCCCAGTTGTGTAGCGGGGTGTCGCGGTAGGCTTTGGTGAGCTCGTTGTACTCTCTTCGGTACGCTCTTAGGGCCTCAATGCCGCCGTGACACTTGCGCGCGTCTATACGGCATTTAGGCAGCATCAGTCGTGCGGCGTCAATGCCCTGCTGTCTGCCAAGTTGGGGTACTTTCGCCACAGGGAAATTCGCGTCTTGGAACTGCTCGATACTAGACCGACGAGTCTGGACGGTGTGCGCAACGGCATCGTGTGGAACCCACAGCTTTTCAAGCTTGTAGGGTTTAGTTCTAAACATTTTAATATGGTCTTCAATTATTTCACCTGACATTTCTTCGTAATCGATTAGGTTTATCGTGTCGCCGTGCTCTTGCCAGAACCACACGGCGGTGCTGTCTTTGCGCCCTAAGTCCATACTGGCGTACACAGGCTGCATAGGATCGTATAGGTCAGGCTGATTGCCTATGTGTCCCATAACTTCCATTTTTTGTATCATAGCAGCGTAATACGTACCTTTCACCGCTGCAGTGAAATCGCATTCAAGTTCCTGCGCGTACTGCGCGTCGTCCATGAGCGCTTTCATTTCTGTTAGTTCTTCTTGGTCTAACAAGCCTGATTCCGACGCTTTCAGCGTCATGTGGAACCATCTTTCTTCTGCTATCGAGCGTTGTACTATCTCGTAAAAGTGATTTTTGCCTTTCGGCGTGCCAATGAACGTCGCCCACCCTTTACGGTCGGCAAGTGTTGGGAGTACAACTTCGGCCCAAAGGGACGGTCTACAATCTCCGAACTCGTCAAGTACAACGCCGTCAAGGTAAATCCCCCGCAAAGCGTCGGGGTTATCAGCGCCGTAGAGCGTAATCCATTGACCGTTAGGAAGTATGACCCGCAAGTCACTTTCCCTTGTTTCAATAGCAAGGCCTCGCGTAGCTTTCTTAAGGTACTGCCACGCAACATCTTTCGCCTGCTTATAGAACGGCGCGATATACGCATATCTAGCGTCCTCTTTGTTAGTGTAGATGGCTCGAATTACAGATTCGTTGATACACGCGACCGTTTTACCGGCACGACGGTGACAAACTAGCGCCGCCCAACGCTGTTCACGTTGATGAAAACGTGTGAACTGGCTACGCGGCGTGTAATCTAGTTTGAAAGCTGCCATTAAGGGGTGTTACGCAGCCTTATAAACTCGTCTACTTGCTCGGGCGTCCACGTTACAGGCGCTTTCACAAGCACCAGGTCAGCTTCGGAATCGGTTGCGAAGCCTTCAAGGTGCACGGTGCCAAACGCGTGCGTA